CTTGATAGCCCATGAGTCAGATCCTGCATTGATGTTCTCAAACAGGTTCTCAATGGCAGGCTGGAACTTATTATAGCTTACTGTCGGCATGACTTAAGCCAAAAATTTGAGTTTATACAAAGTGCTAAGATACAGACCTATAATCTCGTCGATAATGTTCTGAATCGCCGTATCGTCCTTCGCACAGACCTTATACCGCATTTCTTCAACGTCTTTTAGCGAATCTTCAAGAAACTCAATAACATTGTTGGTTTTCTTGGCTGAATGGAGCGTAATCGGCCCGATTAGGCCGTGTCTACCTTGGTAGGCTTCGGCCAAATCGTCTGCTAACTCGATTACATTGTTATAAAACCCGCCTAAAGCCTTATGTTTTGCATAAGAACGGGTGTTTAAATGCACGCTGTGAGTCACATCGCGGGCTAAAAACAGGTGTCCTATTAGATCCGCGCAGCTCATTGTTCTAATCCCGGTAATTGTGGTTGCTCAGGCTGGCGCAACGGTGCGCTACCTGGCACTAGATCGCCTGTGTCCAGCGCCGCAGCGACTGTCCCCATTACGATGTCTTGGATCTGTTCAGGCGTCATATTAGCCGCTGTCGCTTGTATCCGCTTCGTCTCTGCGTCATACGCCTTAATCTGCGTATTTTGCTCGTCAATAGCCAGTTTCTGCATATCGTATGACTGTTGCAGTTGCTGAACCAGCGCCGCAGTCTGTTCCATCTGGTTCGCCATGTCGTTCATCTGAGCGCGCATCATCTGCGCTTCTGGCGACTCATCAGTATTATCCAGAACCTTCGGATCGAGCGTCTTGGCGAATCTTGCCGCCATTTCCTGCGCTCCAGGCCAGTCCATGTTCTTAATGAACAGGTCGCCTGCCACACCCCAGAGCTGCGGGTTGGTCTGCAAGATCATCTGCATCGCTTCCATCGCCTCTTGGCGCTTGGTTGCGTAGCTTGGGCCTGTCGTGACTACCACGTCGTAGGTGCCGACTGATGGGTTGTAGATCTTTTCAATGTCCAAGCCCGTGATCGGATCCTTGATGACGCGCACTGGTTCTGGCTGATTTGGATTGATCTTCACCATATCCACTTCGCCGTCTAACCCGACGATACGAGCCACGCGCTCAGTATCATAGATCTTAGGGATCAGATCGACGAGTTGTCTTGTCGTATATCGAACCGCTCGCGCCAGATTGTCCACGTAGTGATATGTGGATGTGTCGCCTTGGTTTTGCCGAGCCAGAATCGCACGACCCGTCCTCTCGTTACTGGTCGCACCAATGGAACTGTCATACTGACCCGTGGTCGATTTAATATCTTCCCCAGCGCCCATTTTGGCCTGGATAAGGCCGGTTTGCGCCATAGGTGGCTGCGCGCGTTCAGGTAATGGCAGAGGAGATCCTGCACCATCGGTGACATCGGGGTTGACTTCGAGGTAGGGCCAGTTGTTCGTATTGGCCGTTTTCCAGTTTGTTTCGTATCCTTCAAACTGTCCCCCATATCCGATAAACGGTGCTTTCGGAGCCAGCGCCAGCATCTCTGCCTCTTGGCTGACCCAATAGTTATACATGCGCTGCGCGTCTTTGGCGTTTCTCACCAAGCCGCTGATGTATAACTGCCCGTCTACCTCAAATTCATTGCCTACGACGCGGACGACAGGAATCCATTTACCCGCCCAGTCGCGTTCCTCTAATACTTCAAAGCCGTTTGTCTTCAGCCACTTCACCTGTCTGTGCTCGCTTGTGCGAGACTTCAGCGGTTTGCCGAACATAGCCTTGAGCTGCTTATCCTGCGGCGAACCATTAAACGCCGTGATATTGTCAGGGTAAAGATTCAGCGTCTTTTTTTGGTGTTCTATGTAGAAATACTCAGCGATGCGAACCGTCTCTTGACTCATCCACATGCTAAGTGACTGATCGCCAACGCCCTGCGACATCATTACAGAGATCGGCAGCGCGTCTGGATATAGACGCTCATACTCTTCTTTAGGAATGTCTTCTGTTATGAAGCACCATTCCGCGTCTGATCCGCATGGGTCGTGGATCATCGGATCCATATAGACGCTGAAGCTGTTACGGACGCGACCGATCTTTAGGTCTTGGTCAAACGAGTCTTCGCGGCAATATTCCGTAAGGATTCGGATATAACCTTCGCCGTAGGTAACTTGATTGTCGCAGGCTGTATCATATGCAACGTCCGCGTCGGAAAGGTATTCGATGTGTCTAACGATACCTTGAAAGACTTCTGCGACCGCGACGTCGGCTTTATCGTCCGCTGGGATGACTTTGCCGGAGGGGCGGTTCTGTCGTTGTTCATTTGTTACCAGCCTAACATGCTGTGGCAGCTTGTTAATCGTCAGGCATGGCCGCGCGTTGATCGTCTGGCCCTGCACCGCACCTCTGGTCGCCAAGACGTCGGCAGGCCATTGCCAAGCATTATCTGGAGAGCCTGCCATAAAACGCAAGTCGTCCAGCTCATCTTCTCTTGAATCTGAATAGGCTGCGCTCGCCACCGTAAAGCGGTGGCGCATCGTCGCCAGACGGTCGCCGTCTGGGTTGTCGGATACTTTGCCTGCGGCTTCTACGTCACTTGCAGCCACTTTTGCCGCCTTTTTTAGCCGAACGCTTGACAGAATACGCGATTGCAACAGCCTGCTTGACCGGCTTACCGGCAGCGACTTCAGCTTTTATGTTCTTCCGAAAGGCGTTCTTAGATGATGACTTAACTAGAGGCATTATTTCTTCCTCGTCTTGGCGGATTCTTTGAACGCCTTGGCCGTAGGTGCGCCTTTAGCGCCGACCTTACGCATCTTCTCGCCTGAACCGGCTGCGATGCGCGCCTTCTTGGCATGGATGTTGGCGTATAGCCCTGGCTTACTTGCCACAGTTCCACCTCTTCATAGATGCTTTAGCGCGGTCTGCGTTCTTAGACTTAGCGACTACGCCGCCCATTCGGGCGCAAAAACTAGCCTTGCGGCCCTTGTCAGCGTCTGTCTTAGGGTTCGGCGCAGGTGCCTTTAACTTGCTGCCAGTCGCCTTGTTGTATTTGGCGCGGCCTTTGGCTGTTAGTCCAGCGCCCGCTTTCGTCGATAGCTTCTCGCCACGACCAACAGATAATGATACCATTAACTTGCCATCCAACCAGACGATGCGGAGCCTTGACCATAACTGACCCGACGTGTGTTGTCTACACGCTGTTCACGTCTGGCGACAGGAAATGCGAAGGTTATTGCGATGGCGTCCGCCGCGTCGGGCGACGCCAGACCTCTGCTTTTCATGTCCTTCTTAGACTCTAAGAAGATCGTTCCCTTAGAGTCCGGCTTCATCATCGGCCCGATGAGGTCTGACTTCAGATACCGATCCTTTGGTATGCTCGCGTCTTTCAGCCAGTCCTTCATCGCGCCCCACATCTCCGCGCGCTTGTTCCCATACATCATAGGCTTCGTGCTCTTATTGCCGAAGTTCACCCCGCGCACCTTGTAGCGCTGTTCCTTCAGCCGATCCACCACGCCCGCGCCTAGTCCGCCTTCGTCGATAACCACTAAGGCTGGCTTGAACTCTTCGATCACGTCGATCACCCGCCCAACGACCTCCATCGTGTCGTCGCCCCTGTAGCGCTTTATGCCTATGACGTCTCTGCCCTGTCGTATGGCTATAACGGTGGCGTCGGCACCAAAGCGTGCCGGATCCACTCCGACCACGATGGGGGCGGACTGGTCGGCGTGAGCTGCACGTTCCATTGCCTCGTCAACCAGCGCGTTTCCGATGAACTGGTCGTCGCTTGCGTTCGGGAACTGACCGTAGACTTCGACGTGTGCGGCGCTGGAGTCTGGCCCATACTCGTCAATGATCTGCTGGTAGACGGCTTTATCCGTCCCTTCGACAGATCTGGCATCGACAATCTTATTTCGCCAGAAGTCGCGCTTGGAGTTAAAACACTCATAAAAGTAACCAGAGTTACGACGGGGGTTGCTGAAGCACAACCAAAAGCGATTAGGGGTATTTTCCGTAAAAAAGCCCGCTGCAACTGACCAGATAGAATCATCAATTCCGCTTGCCTCATCGAATACCAGCATGACACCCGCGAAGTTGTGCACGCCAGCATATGCGTCAGGATTCTCCGCACTCCACAACCGCCCTTCTACGCCCCAATAGCGCGTTCCCATCTTCAGATCACGTTCGACCAGTTCCGCTATCCACTTGGCCGGTAGCACCCGCGTCGCGGATACCTCGAACCAATGCGTGTGGATCGCCATACTCAACCACTTCGTTATCTCAGCCCAGGTGACGCTGCGGAGCTGCGCTTCCGAGTTAGCCGACACGATGGTCGTCGATCCAATCCGTGTGGTCAGCATCCAGATCGTCAGCCAGCTTACGAGGGCAGACTTACCGATACCGCGTCCTGAACTGACCGCCAGCCGTAGCGTCTCGAAGTCTATCTTACCGTTGTTCGCGTGGATGTGATCGCGCAGTTCGACCAACACCTCGCGCTGCCATTTGCGCGGGCCTTCGAAGTGCTCAAGTGGCGTATTCGGCTTCCCCCACGGAAAGGCTAGTCTCACGAAGGCCAGCGGGTCGTTCTTCAGCGCGGGGTTCCACAGCGTCGCCATTAAGCGCTGTTCTTCCTCCGGCGAATATACCGTCGTTTGCATCTATGATCTGCCCTTCGATGACTCGTTGCTGCGCTTCTTGCAGCGCCGCCGTAATAGATATGGTCTGGTTCACTTCTACGCTGACGGCCTGCTTGGCGACCCAACCATGCGCGTGCTTCAGCATTTCAAGCGCTGCTTTGCTATCGCCCGCTAACGCCGCCGTGCGGAGCACCGCAGCCATCTCCGCCTCGCCTTCAGCGCGGCCCTTGTATTCGGCATACTCAGCTATCGGGTCAAGCTGTATCAACCGCCGATACTCTTGTGGCGTCATCCCCGCTGCATACGCCAGTGCGTCGCCCTTCAAGCCTTTGCGCGCGGCGTCGTAAATCAGTTCGAGATTTTTTTCTGTGGCCTCTATTGTTCGAGGCTCGTAGGGCAGAGACTGGAATGTCATAGCCCCAGATATACGTCAAAAGATGTTTGATGACAATTTTTAAAAATAAAAAAAGTTTGCGTAAAGCCTGTATAGATATTCCCGCCTTCCCCAAGGCCCAGCCCCCCGGCTTCGAGCTGAATGTAAACACGAAGCTGATTGTAAACTTGTTTACATAAACACGGAGCTGAATGTAAACTTAATGTTTACGTAAACATGTTTATGTAAACAAGGCGCATGTTTATAATCATGTGGCTGTGTTTACGTAAACATGTTTATGTAAACAAATGTGTGGCAGATAACGTGCGCGCGCTTGCTGAATGTAAACGAACGCGAGCTTATTGATGTAAACGTGTTTACGTAAACAAAGCGGTGCGCGCTTACTGAATGTAAACTAAAGATCGCTTGGCGGCGCGCACGGCGCGCGCTCGCCTGTTAGCGTGCTCGTTTACCGACGGCGAAAGCGTGGGTATGGTGTGCAGTTTAGTTCGTTCTGCCACCAAGCGCTTAAAGTCATTACGTGCGCGTTATGTTGCATCGCTGCGTTCCAGGCTATTACGTGTGCGTCTTGTTGCATTGTCGTGTTCCTTCATTTGACCTTCGATGATTCGTTTATAGCGCGGCGCGCACTCTTTGTCAAATACTTTTTTACAGAAATTGAAAATAAATTAGTTTACGTAAACATTGACGGCGCGCGCGTAATATGTTACTGCGTCATTACTGACGCAGCGAGGGAATTCCCTGGCTGCGTTTTGCGTAAGAGAGGGGGCGAAGCCTGGTTTTTAGCTTTTTGCGCCCCTCACGCCCCGACAAGAGTTAGGCAGTATAGGTAGTGTTAGGTAGTCATTTTGAGGTTGACCAATCGCTCAGAGCGTTTGCGCTGCACTGCACCATATACCTACACATATACAATTTTATAATTTTATAATTAAAAACTATACCTATCTCGACAATATCCCGCGCTAACAAGCACTTAAAACCACATTTTATCCACCAACCCACTACCAATCCACTACCTAGAACCACTACCTAACTACCTAGAAAACGCCCAAATATAAAACAATCTTTTATAAAACTGTAAAAACATGCTTGACACTACTTATCAACATGTGTATAACCAAATCATCAAACGTAAAGGAGAGACTCACATGAACGGCAAGATCCAAAACCTCAAAAACGCCTACGCCAGCGGCAACCACGACAAGCTGTTCCGCGCGGCCTGCGCGCTGGTCAACTACGACAAAAAGCACCCATTCGCAGCGCTCACCTACGCAGGCGCTGAAGAGATCGTAGCGCTTGCAAAGCGCATACAGGCCGCTGGATTGGGGTTCTACAAATGAACCCCACATCCATCCTACTCAACTTGGCGACCGCACTGATAGCGGTCGTCGTCTTCACCCACATCATACCAAGGATAGTTCAGTGATCACATACATATTCGAAGGCGGGTCGTGCGACGCGGTGCCGGACGAAGAGAAGGGCTTTGAGCTGACGCGCATAACGGCAAGAGACGTCAACCTCGACAACGGGCAACTGCCATATAAGCTCATGGAGCGCGTATTGCGTGGTAAGCGCCACGCCACGCGGATTATGGCGATGTTA